TCACCAGTCACCAGTCACCAGTCACCAGTCACCAGTCACCAGTCACCAGTCACCAGTCACCAGTCACCAGTCACCAGTCACCAGTCACCAGTCACCAGTCACCAGTCACCAGTCACCAGTCACCAGATCAACGGCGCGGCGCCTAGGATCGTCTGAGAACGGCGAAACCGTGTCGGGGTAGGTACACCTAGCCTAAAAACAAAAACGCCCCTCACAGGGCAAATGAGGGGCTTGCAGGATATGCGGGGTGGCGGGGTGGCGGGGTGGTGTGCCAGCATATGCGATAGGCAAAGAAAAAGCGCACCCTCTAGGGGGTGCGCTTAATCGTCGGACGGTTAGGCTGCCGTTTCTTTTTCGTATTCTGCGAAACTTTCGACAACCCATAGGGCAAGTTCTTCCTGCCATTTATCACTTTTCGTCATGCTGATAAATTGGCGGGCCAGTTCATCATCCAGCCCTGTGTTCTTTTTCAGGGCTTCTAAAAACGTGATGGTCGGTTTTGGCGGGGTAGGTTGTTTCTTTTTCTTTTTCTTGCCGCCACCCGCTGATGGTGTAGTGCAGTACTTTTCGCGGCACTCACTATTCACTTCACGGTAAGCACCTTGCAGGCTATTCACACCCTCAGGCATTTTTCGACGTGATGCCCAGATTATGACAATCTTTGCTTCTTTGCGCTTACCCTTATCGGTGTTGTTGTTCTCAGGCCAAAGTGTCTTGATATGCTTGGCAATAAACTTGTCATAAGCGATATCGTCGAGCCGTGAGAACAGCGCACCAAACGAGGAGAGGGCATCAAGCAATGTGCCGTCTGCTTTTGCAACCGCGTCGATTGCAATGTCGAACGATGGCGCTTGCCGCTTAAATAATTGTTCCACCTTTTCGGCTGTCATTGTTTTAGGCGTCAAGCGAGTGTCTGTTTTCTTTGTCATAGTGTTTGCTTTCTTTTGAGGTGTGTATGATACACACTTTTGATAAGCCAACGCACCATGCGTTGACGGTATGCATTATAAGGAATTATCGTGAAAAGTCAAGGGGTTGGACGGTTGGACGGGGGGGTGGTGGGACCGTCGGCCGGCACATGGACCCCATATATTATTGCCACCGTACAACCGCCCCACCAAAAAACCAACCTGTTAACTTAACAACCTTACTTAACACCTCAAAAAAGAAAAACCCCCAACCGTCGAGGGGTGACAGTTGGGGGCGGGGAGGGGTGCCTTGGGAGGCACTAACCACCTTAAAAAACGGTGGTCCTTGCACTTTACCGCCAAACCGCGTTATAGTCAACCGTATGACAAACCTAACTTTGCTACCGACATCAATCCCGGCTGACATGGTGCTACGCATCGCTCAGGGGCTGGAGGAGCCTCTTGAGGTTGCCTCTGACCACGGGTATGACGAGGCCACCTACGAACTGCTGGAGCAGCAGGACTGGTTCAGGTCCGCCATCATCTCCAAAAAGAACGAGCTGGAGAGAGATGGCTTTGTGCTCAAGTACAAGGCAGGTGTATACGCCGAGAACCTGATGGAGAACGTCTACAGTCAGGCGAGGGGCGAGGATGTACGGCTCAGCGACAGGCTGGATGCTCTGAAGTATTTCTCCGACATCGCTGGCCTCAAGCCCAAGGAGGCGTTCGCGTCAGGGCCGGGGTTCTCAATTACCATCAACATGGCGGATGGCGCTGACATCTCTGCCCCTGTGTTCCAACCCCTTGAGGCAACTACGGAGATGGTCGAGGCGGAAATGGTGGTTGATGTGCCTCTGTTTGAGCCGGCGGACACACCGAATAATGTGGCGCTGTACGCAAATATCGAGGAGCCGCCGGAGGAAGTCAGTGACGACGGGACGTTTGAGTTGACAATGCCGGGGTTTGATTGAGGGGAATATGTCAGATCAGTCGGTAGTATATACCCCCGCACCGTCACTGCGGGGATTTTTGACAAGTGAGAAATTTATCTCGCTGGTGGTGGGGCCTATCGGGTCGGCCAAGACTACTGCGGGCATCATGAAGATCGCCTATCACGCCAAGCAGATGGCACCGGACGCCAATGGCATACGCAAGTCACGGGCGGTGTGGGTGCGTAATACCCGGGAGCAGCTGAGGGATACTTCTATCCCCGACTTTCTCCAGTGGTTCCCTGACGGCCCAGCCGGTGAGTTTAAGAAGACCGAGTACAAGTTTACCCTGCGCTTCGACGATGTGGAGTGCGAAGTGTTGTTCCGTGGGCTCGATGACAGTAACGACGTCAGGCGACTGCTCTCACTGCAGGTTAGCTTCGGGATAATTGAGGAGTTTCGGGAAATTAACCCGGAGATTTACACCGCGCTGCAAGGGCGTCTCGGGCGTTACCCTCCCAAGATGATAAACGGTGTGGGCTGTGTAAAGGACGACGGGACAAACAATGCGCACCTGTGGGGGATGACCAACCCGCCTGACGTTGATAGTTTCTGGGAGCTGCTGCTGAGCGACCCGGCGGACAATGTGGACGTGTTCTTCCAGCCGTCCGGCCTGTCGCCCATGGCTGACTGGACGCAGTGGTTGCCTGATGGCTACTACGATAACCTCGCCGAGGGTAAAACACAGGACTGGATCGACGTGTATATACACGCGAAGTTCGGCAGAAGTTTGGCCGGTCGTCCGGTGTGGACGTCATTCCAGCCAGACTTTCATGTGGCGAAGGAGACCCTCAATCCTATACGGTCAAACCGTTACCCACTGGTAGTAGGGATGGATTTTGGGCTGAACCCCTCTGTGACAATTAACCAGATAGACCCAAAGGGGCGGTTGTTGACCTATGAGGCGATGACCAGTGACGGAATGGGGGCGTTACGGTTCGTGCAGGAGGTGTTGAAGCCCAAGCTGGCGGAGCGGTTTAGCAATTTTCCGGTTACGATTATTGGCGACCCGGCGGGGATAAACAGGTCGCAGACAGACGAGCGGACGGTATTTGACATCCTCAAGCGGGAAGGGTTTACAGCTCTTCCGGCCAGAACAAACAAGGTCTCGGCGCGTATATCTGCTGTGGACTTTTGGCTAACGCGGCAGATTGACGGCGGACCGGCTCACCTTATTGATCCTGCAGCAGTGCCTCTCCTGAAGGCCATGCGCGGGGGGTATCGTTACAAGAAGAAGACCGATGGTGAGTACGGCGATAAGCCGGAGAAGAACGCGTCGTCGCACATTGCTGACGCGCACCAGTACGCGTGTCTGCATGCTGGCGGTGTCCATACAGGAGGTGTCGTAAGCTCACGCAGGGCGCAGCCCGTTGTACGGGCGAAGGCTGTAGGGTGGACATAGGGTAACAAGTTATGATAAGGACAGGTCATGGCAGATAGATTTGAAGTTGAGCCCAGAGCAGTTACCGCCGGTTTGGTGCAGGCCATCCCTGCGCGTGATGTGATTGCTCAGGAGGAGGCACTACGTGAGGCGCGTGAGGTGCAAGCGTCCACGACAATCGGATCGCTGGCCAACTACATCAACACGCAGTGGCACTATGCGAGAGACGCCAAGCGTGACAGCGCGAACGGCGTAGAACAACGCATGATTAAGGCCCAGCGGGCGCGGCGCGGGGAGTACGATCCTCAGAAGCTCGCAGCTATTCAGCAGATGGGCGGGTCAGAAGTCTTCACTATGATTACTTCTGTGAAATGCAGGGCAGCTGCCAGCTGGATACGCGACCTCATAATGGGTACAGGCGCGGATCGTGTGTGGTCGCTTGACCCTACGCCAGAGCCAGAGTTATCACCTGAAGCAAATGAGATGATGGTGCGGGCGGCCTCGCAGCCGATTGCTCAGGCCACCATGCAGGGTGAGCAGGTCGATGATGCGACGGTGAAGGAGTTACTTCGCCGCATGCAGGACAAGATCAAGGCGATGGCGATAGAGGACGCCCGTAAGGCGTCTGAACGTATGAGCATCAAGGTCGAGGACCAGCTCATTGAGGGAGGGTTCTACAAGGCGCTGGATGACGTGGTGGATGACATCACTACATACCCTGCAGCCGTGATGAAAGGCCCTGTTGTACGCAAGACACGTCAACTGACGTGGACACCGTTACCCGGAGGGCAGTACGCACCGCAGGTCGAAGACAAGCTGCAGCTGAAGTGGTACCGATGCGACCCGTTTGACATTTTCCCATCTCCCACCGCCACTAACGTTTCTGACGGCTACATTCTCGAAAGGCACCGTCTGACACGGCAGGACCTTCACGAGATGATTGGCGTGGACGGTTACAACGACGATGCCATCCGGCTGGTGCTGGATGACCATGGACAAAACGGGTTTAAGGGGTGGCTGACCAACGATCTCGAGGTTGAGGCGGTTCAGGGGCTGAGCCACAGCTATGAGAACCCTGAGGGCACTATTGATGCCCTGCAGTTCTGGGGCTCTGTACAGGGCAAGTTGTTGCTGGAATGGGGAATGCCCTCTACTGAGGTAACAGACCCTCTCGGGGAGTATCAGATCGAAGCGTGGTTGATTGACAGTACGGTTATCAAAGCCGTCCTCAACCCTGACCCGCTGCACCGCAAGCCCTACTTCAAGGTTTGTTACGAAGATATTCCGGGGTCGTTTTGGGGCAACAGTGTAGCCGATCTGGTGGAAGAGCCGCAGGAGGTTTGCAACGCAGCAGCCCGTGCGATTGTTAACAATATGGCAATGTCATCCGGGCCGCAGGTGACGGTCAACGTAGACCGTCTTGCTGCCGGTGAAGAGCTGACCACGCTAACCCCTTGGCGTATATGGCAGATTGCCAATGATCCGCTAGGCAACGGCGGGTCCAGCAGACCGATTGATTTTTTCCAGCCGAACAGTAACGTTGACAGCCTGATAAAGGTTTTTAATAAATTCTCTGATATGGCGGATGAGTACAGCGGCATTCCGAAGTATCTCACAGGTGAGACTACAGGCGGTGCCGGGCGCACTGCGTCAGGCCTGTCAATGCTCATAGGTAACGCAGGCAAGGGCATCAAGCAGGTGATCTCCAATATCGACAATGATATGTTTATCCCGATGCTGGACATGCTGTATCGCCACAACATGATGTATGCAACAGACCCTGACCTGAAGGGTGACATCAAGGTCCACGCCAAAGGTGCTGCATCTCTTATCGCCCGCGAGACCGCGCAGGTACGTCGTAACGAGTTTTTGGCGGCTACAGCTAACCCCATTGACATGCAGGTTGTTGGCGTCGAGGGCCGAGCCGAGCTTCTTCGTGAGACCGCCAAAGGGCTACATATGGATACAGACCGTATTGTACCCCCGCCTGAGGTGCTTCGTGAGCGCATGCAGGCGCAGGCACAGGCAGAGATGCAGGCGCAGGGAACACCTGCGAAACCGACAAACAACGGGCAAATGCTGCAGGACGGCTCGCCCATCGAAGATAATTTCTAGTTGACCGTTAGGACAAATACACTTTAACATGTTAAGAAGTCTTACAGACAAACAGTTGAAGGCGTTTGCGGTAATGGCCCGCACCGATGCAGGTCGGGAATTTGTGTCGGCGCTAAACGAGGAACTGAATAGAGTTATGGTGGCAATGGTGAGTACGCGCGGCATCGAGGATATATCTCGTTTGCAAGGCAGCGCTCATTGCCTCCAAGAAATTTTGAAGGCTGCTGACCAATCGGAGCAGCTTCTAACAGCCAAGGGTAAGACCACTCTTGGGTAACTTGCATACCTAGATGGAGCAGGAAAACATGCCAAAAGATACACTACCAAAACAGGTGAGAGCGCAGGCGAAGCAGGCAGAAGCCCTAGAGCAGGCACTGGCAGAAGAAAAGGCGGGTGAGCAGGACCAGCTGGATACTGAAGCCGTGGCCAATCAGGCAGAAGCTGTTGCGACTGTTGAAGAACCTGCAGGTGACGTGTCGGCACAAGACGATACTGGAGCGCCAGAAGCGCCAGAAGACGTATCTATCGAGAAGCAACTTGAGAGAGCCGAGCAACGGTACAAGACCTTGCAAGGCATGTTCAACAAGGAGCAGTCGAAGTCCCGCGAGGACATTGCTGCCCTTACAGAGCAGGTGAAGCAGCTGACTGAGCAGCTGACTGAAGTCCCAAGTGCCGAAGATAAGGCGTTGGACGCAGCTGCGGCTACGACAGACCCTCTTGTGACAGATAAAGACGTTGATGATTATGGTGCAGATATGGTGGACCTTGTCAGGCGTGCGGCTACGGAAGTAGTGCAGCAGAGTTTGTCAGGACCCATTGCAGCGCTGGAGCAGAGGCTGACTGAAATTACAGACCAGATGGGCGGCGTAACAGCTACCCAGCGGCAGAGCACAGAGCGCGAGTATTTTGCTGAGCTTGAACGTGTAGTCCCAGACTACCGCTCACTCAATGAGAGCCCCGAGTTTCTTGCTTGGCTAAGCGATATTGATCCCGTCTCTGGTGTGCAGCGTCAGGCTTACCTGAACAACGCCTATTCTAACGCTAACGTAGAAATGACAGCTGCGCTGTTTGATACGTACAAGCGCGAGGCAGGCTTAGTGAACGGTGAGCAGCAGGCCCCGGCCCAGCAGGTACCATCTATCGAGCGTCAGTTGCAGCCGGAAAGTTCGACTGTGGCTGAGCCGACAAATGCGCAGTCCACACGCATGTGGTCTACGTCCGAGATTGACAAGTTCTATCAGGACAAGCGTCGGAAGCAGTACACGGAAGAACAAGCGGCACGTATTGAAAGTGAAATAGATGCTGCGGTTCAGACCGGTCGCATAAGAGCGGCCTAGAGGACCGGAGCCAACAGGAGAAACGGAAATGGCTTCCGCAGTTCAAGCCCCGTTTAATACGTCTCCGGCGTATTCGGGCACATTTATCCCCCAGATTTGGTCGGGTAAACTCAACGCCAAGTTCTACACCGCTACGGTGTTTAACGAAATTGCCAACACTGAGTATCAGGGTGACATTTCGGACATTGGCGACAAGGTGATTATCAATAACATTCCGTCTATCGCTATTCGGGATTACACTATTGGTCAGTCACTTCAGTATGAAGTACCTACCCCTGACACTGTCGAGCTCGACATCGACAAGGGTAAGTATTTCGGGTTCTCTGTCTCTGATGTTCTGGAACATCAGGCAAACCCTGATTTGATGAATACCTTCACGGACGATGCCTCTGAGCAGATGGCAATAACCGTGGACGCCGACGTTCTTGACGGCGTGTTCGATCAGGGCGCCGCTGCCAACAAGGGCGCTACTGCCGGTGTCGTCTCCGGTAAGTACAACCTTGGCACGGATGCTTCTCCGGTTACTCTGTCTGCCACGACTGTTGTGCCACTGTTGACAGCTCTGGCCTCAACGCTGGACGAGCAGAGTGTCCCTGAGAGCGACCGTTGTCTGGTCATTCCTCCGTTCGCACGGAACTGGCTGATGCAGTCAAATCTGGCTCAGGCCTACGTAACGAACGACAGTCAGTCGATCCTGCGTAGCGGCTTTATTGGCACCATTGACCGCTTCAAGGTCTATGTGTCCAACCAGTTGCCGTCTGCCAACGCCAACGAAGACTACGATGGCAATGCCAACAGCTCAGTAGCTCGCTCTGCCCTGATTGCTTGCCACAAAACAGCGATCACCTTTGCTTCGCAGATTACGAAGGTCGAGAACCTTCCTAATCCGACGGACTTCGGTACGCTGGTTCGCGGTCTGAATGTCTACGGCTACAAGGTTATCAAGCCTGAAGCCTTGGCACTCGCACAGATTGCCTAGTGACGGCTGGTGGGGGACCTAGGTCTCCCACCTCCTTCTAAGGGGGTAAGATGAGCATTGTAGCATCTGCAGTTATATCGAAGGTACGTCGCACTTTGGTAGATACTGAAGGCGTTCGCTGGGACGATGACGAGCTTCTCGGATGGCTGTCTGACGCGCAGAGGTCCGTTGCCGCTGCCGTGCCTAATGCATCTACAAGGGTGACTACGATAAATATGGTCGCTGGTCCCCGACAGACAATCCCTTCAGACGGGTTTGTTCTTCTGGATGTATACCGTAATCTTACAGCGCTGGGCGTTACGGGTAATTCTATTCAGGAACAGGACCTAGAACTTTTCCGGCTACAGTATCCAAACTGGACAACTGATACGCCAACATCCGCTGTGATTGCCTTTGCCAAGCGTGAAGATGATCCTACGGGTTTCTACGTGTACCCTCCTAACGATGGTACAGGTTCTGTTGAAATAAACTATTCAGTCATGCCTCCGACGCTCACCTCTCTCACAGATACACTCGTTGTCCGTGATATATTTGAGCCCGCATTGTTTGACTATGTCATGTTTAGAGCGCATGCTAAAGATAGTGATTACGCAGCTGGCGAGCAGGTATCGACTAAATATCTAAACCAGTTCAGCGCATTTGTAGGTACACAAGTACCGGCAGGAGAGTAAGATGGGTACGAAAACAGGCACTAATTTGATTGATACAGTAGCCCGGATGTTGTTTGACGTAAACAATGTCAAGTGGAGCCGCGAAGAGATGTTGTTGTATGTGAATGACGGTGTCAGGGAAATTGTCTCTGTGCTCCCCGAGGCGTCTGCTACTACGACTACGATGCAGTTAGCTGCAGGGTGCCGACAGACAATCCCCGCCGGAAGCTGGCTGCTGCTGGATGTTATTCGTAACATGGGTACTACAGGTACTGACCCCGGCAGGGCTATTCAACGTGTAGACATGCTCGTTCTTGATGAGAGTAACCCGGCGTGGCAGAGCGATACAGCTAGCACCACAACCACTGTCTACATGTATAACGCTCGTGAGCGAGGGTCTTTCTACGTGTATCCGCAACCCGACAACTTGGACCTGCACTATGTCGAGCTTATCCACTCTGTCTATCCTACAGAGCAAGCGGAGGGCTCAGCTATTATCATTGATGATGTGTACGCGCCCATGCTCATCAATTACATGCTGTGGCGAGCCCATAGCAAGCAAGCCAACTACGCCGATCCAAACAAGGCTGCTCAGTACTTCACGTTGTTCTCCAACGCAATACAGGCCAACGGGACTTCTGTCGCCAAGCTTGTTTCCGAGCAGGGCAAGATGGAGCTACCTACAACTCAAGGGCAGGGTTCCGCTGTGGTTCCCCCTGTAACAAACTAATATGGGTACGATCACAGCCCAGAGCATCATTGATGATGTAAGTGTCCTCTTGTTCGATAAGAACAACGTCAAGTGGGCACGCTCTGAGCTGTTGCTGTGGCTCAATCAAGCCCAGCGCAGGATCGTTACCATCAAACCGTCCGCTTTTTCTAAGCGAGAGGTAGTGCAGCTATCGGCAGGTACAAAACAATCCTTGCCAGCAGGCGGGTTTATGGTTCTGGACCTAGGGATGACGATGGGTGACGACGGGGCAACTCCCGGCCACGCCATGCGCCTTGTATCCCGCCAAGCCCTGGAGGGGTTTAACCCTGACTACCCTATCGACGCTCAGGTAGAGGAACCCAAGGAGTGGTGGTTTGATGTGCAGGAGCCTGAGGTGTTTCACGTAAGCCCTCCGGCTGACGGTAACGGGTATGTGACCCTCGTATATGCCAAGATGCCTACCATTATCTCGTCAGAGGCTACAGCTATCTCTGTGAATGATGTCTATGAACCTGCCATTATGGCTTACATGATGTTCAAAGCTAGCAGCAAGAAAGTTGTATATGCCTCAGGCGACCAGACAGCCGCTCAGCACTGGCAGGACTTTGAGGCTGCGCTGAAAGGGCATACGGCAACTGAACTTACTAACAATCCCAACCTCGCCATTCTTCCTCGATCTGCAGACTTACCGGGAAGTAACTCATGACAGCCACATCATTTGATACATTTGCTGAGTACATACGCCCCTACCTTCCGGGCGTGCCTGACGTGGCGCTAATCCATGCAACTCGTGCGTCGTGCATAGAGTTCTGTGACAGGTCCATGATCTGGACGTACAACCACGACAATATCACAACTCTCGCGAATATTAGTGAGTACGATTTGGACGCCCCTTGTAATGGCATCCCTGCGAGGGTGCTAGTAGCGTTCTTCGAAAACATTCCTCTTGAGCCTAAGTCAGAGGATGAGCTTATTAGTTTGTTTGGGGACAACTGGCGCGAACGCACTGGAGACCCCCAATATTACCTGCAAGACAACGCTGAGACATTGGTAGTTGCACCGCGCCCTACGGAACGGACAGCCAACGCCATATCCTTAATCATCGCTGTCAAGCCCACACAGTCATCTACGGAAGTGTCTTCCGAGGTGTATGAACAGTGGGCGGAGTATATTGGCTACGGCGCACGTGCCCGATTGCACGAGGTGCCCAACCAGCTATACTCAGATATGGCGGCGGCCAACCGCTACCATTCTATGTTCAAGCATGGTATATCTCTCGCAAAGATCGAGAGAAACCGTAGCCTGACACGCGCAAGGCAATACCTGCAGCCAAACAGAGGCGCACTGTAAATTGTTAACAGGCTACCTGTAAGGTAGCCCAACATTGGAGATAGAAAATGGGCTTCAATATGCTCACTAACACGGACGACGATGCGTTCACTATCGCACTGGCTGCCTCGGCAACCACTGACGGTATTGATATTACCATTACGGCCCGTGATGCCGCTGTTCAGAACTTTGAGTTCTGGGTATCGGAAGCTGCAACAGGCGCAGGCCTAACAGCAGACAGCGCGTCCGGCACGCTTACAGCGAGCACAGGCGCTATTCTTACGGCTCTCACTGCTAAGAAGCACGTGATTGCTCAAACTAACGCAAGCGGCTCGTGTGTAATGACACTGGTTGACAGCGCCAACCCGACCGATCAGTACTTCTGTATCGCTACGGCAGGCGGTAAGGCCATTGTTTCCGCCGCCTCAGGCACTAACTGGGAAGGCGCGTAAGCGGACTGATCCATGACCTCACGCATTAAGCTAGTCCAGAACGATACCCAGCCCCCGCTGGTAGTATCGCTCAAGCAGAAGCCTTCGGATGATCCGCTAGACTTCTCTAACGCCAGCGATGTCGTTCGGCTAAAAATGCGTGAGCTTGGATCGACTACTCTTCAGGAAACTGTTGTCGGCACTAAGCTGACAGGTTTCCTGAAGGCCAACGGCACTATCGACACCGACGCCCCGTACAACGTGGCCGGTGCCGGTGGCCGTGTCCAGTTCGAATGGGCTGGCACCGACGCCCTGACCGGAGATGCTGGTCGCTACGAGGGCGAAATCGAGATTACTTACGCAGACGGCACGGTTCAGACTGTCTACGAGGAGTTGAGGTTCACGATCCGCGAAGAGTTCTGACGTGCTGACTGAGCTGGAGTTAATGCTTGCGGAAGGAAATGATGCATGAGCTTTCACGCACGATTGGTTGGTAGTACGCCAACACAGCACCGTATCCACATTAACGCCTTGGTGGCGGCTATGGAGTTGTTCAGCCTAATTAACGAACCGTCTGTGGCGCAGATTGAGGCGGAGTTTGACCTTGACGCTTCTGATGCGGAATGGGCGCAGTTCAAACTGCTTTACGA